ACGGATACTTTCTTGGGCTGTTGGAGCAACTGCGGCTGGACTGGTTCCGGTTACACCAGGATTTCTGGCATTAGACCACACAGAAGGTTTTTGTTCTGGGGCAGGTTCCTCCATCGGTCCGCCAGCCTCCTGCGGAGTTGGATGTGTAATATCATCGTCTGCTGGCTCGTCGACTTGAGTAGATTGAGCGATTACCTGTTTAGCATTATCTAACGGATAACCTTTCTTTTGCAAGTAAGCAAGTAGACTTGCTTCTGTAGGTTGCTCACCTGTTTGCCCCAATAGCTTTTGATAACCAGCCATTACTTGATTAGCTAACGCACCTACATTTAGACGTCCTTGTGCTTGTGCGCTAAAGTTAGGTGTAATACCTGTTGTCTTATTGATTAAGTTACCAGTACCTGCCGCTACTTTGTTTCCTAATTTACTTAGAAAACCCATAGGCTGAGCTTCGTTAACATTACCAGATTCGTTTACAAGTTCATTAATTTGCATTTTATAGTCTCCAACAAGGATATTTATGTTATTAAATGAGCTAACGCTCATTTGCTTCTGCGCTTCGCTTGAAGCATTTTTAGTTATCTAATACTACGAAGTAGTTTAACTATTATCTAGATATAATGGTCACACTTTACCCAGGTAACCGGGTAAAGAAAACTTGGCATTATCTGAGTACGCAAGTCACTTAGCGTTGTAGCATTACTGAGGCGGTCATCCTGTACCCCTAGCTACGTCTTATTATGACGGTATGCTATTGTATATACGCTAACACATACAATAACACCGGGGTTTTTCTCCCCTCTTTTAGCTCTTATTCACTCTATTCAAATATCAAAACCGCGGCAGATTGCGATCGTCGTCCTGTTAAGGATGGTTGATAAGTGCTCTGTACAGCGCAGAGGCTTCCGTCCCCGTTATTATCCGGTTGTCGCTAGGCACCCGATTTAAGCCGGTGCGAGCATATCCTGTAAGACTGAGCCTAGATTTTGTTGATTATGTGAGAGCCATGGACACGGACTGAGATTTGTCCGTTATAGTAATCTGCTGATTCTAATACTTTGCGGTTGAATTGTTCAAGGGCCTCGATGTAAGAGCATACTGCTTTGCTTTTGCAATAATGCAGGATCTCTCGCGTGAATTGTTCTTTGCCTAATTTTAAAACGTCTGTGTTTAATTCTAAGTTAGATCCGTAATATTCTTGCCAGTCGCTGTCAATTTTACTACGTATTTTCTTTTTCTTCTTGTTGCCGTTCTTTAACTTTACAGTCTTGTAGGTCGTTTTACTAAACTTTGCTAATTTTTTGCCAATATACATGCGCCCCGTGACGGTGTTAGTGATAAGATAAACAAATCCAACACAGTCCTCGGGTAGTTGTTCAATGACAGTACCTTGATAAGTCCAAGACATTAAGCAGTCTTGGCTTCCTTGCGGGCATTCTTGGTTGCTGTGATTTCGTTACGGCGAGCTTTGATTAGCTTGCCTAGCTCTGCTAGAGCTTTGCGTGATCGTGTACCGGCCGCATTGTTGCCGCTTTCAAATTTTGTATCTTCTGCTTCCCATGCTGTAACAGCATCTTTAATTGCTTGAATTGTTGCGCTCATTTAGAGACTCCTTTTTGTTTCTTTATTTCTTGCTTACGCTGTGTCTCTGCTACTTGTAGTTTCTTAGCCACTTCACGCATCTCGGTCATCAGCTGTCGCATCGTACTTAATGTTTTTCGTAAAGCAATCGTTTTTTCTTGAGACCTTCGAAGAGTCCATGCGGTTTTGATATTGTGATATTGCACAAAAGAATCCATAAACCGTTGATGTAGCTCTTCGTACTTGTTTATCATTGCGCCTCTACGTAGTCGACATCGTTTGAGTAACTGGTAAATCCGTTTTCTTTAATTACGTGCAACACGTTATTCACCCTGCCTACTAACTCATCCTTATGACTGATCAAAAAGATATTCTTGTTACGCTCTCGCGCCATTTTCTTTAAAATAGCAAGACCTGCTTCTACACCTGCCGCATCCATTCCAGCATCGATTAACTCGTCTATGAATAGTAAGTTAACATGTTGATACAAGTTTTCCCACACGTCTCGGAATGCCCAGCTCAATCCTAGAATTAATCTATTTCGTTCGCCTCTGCTCAAATTGTCAAAGTCTAGTTCTTGCCCTAACTGAGTAATTTGAACAGTGAGATCGTTTTGGAAAACTACAGCATGTGGTAGACCAATTTTATCAATGTAATAGCTCAAGCGTTTATTTAGGTATGTTAGGTTTTGATCAATAATCTTTTTACGGATAAAACTATCTTTGTTAGTTAACAGCTTATACAAGAACTCTTGATGTTCTTTAATTCGAGTAAGTTCGTTGATTGTGTCCCAAGTAACTTCTTGAAGGGCTGTTTTCTTTAACTCTTCAATTTGTTCTTCATACGGATTAAACTCTGTAGCCTTAAGCTCTAGATTTTGTTCGAGACTATCTAAATTATTTTTATGCCCTAGTGCTTCTGCTTCTGTGTCGTAAAAGGTTGCTGGCGGTTTAGGCAAGTTGCCTATCTCTTTTAATCCTGTTTGAACTAGATCTAAATCAGCTTTAACCTTATTATAGTACAGGTTGGCTTCTACCAGGTACTTATTTGCCTCAGCAGTCATTTCTTCGTGCTTATGATCGTGCAACTCTTGAGCACATGCATGGCATGTCTTGTTTGCTAGACTTTCGAGTTCTTTTGTATATTTTACTAGACTTTTTTCTGCTTGGCTTGTAGCGGCTTCTAAAGTAGCACGTTGTTTAGTTAGCTCTCTTATTTTACTATTACTTTCGTTCCATGCTTTAAGTTGTGCATGGGCGGCCAGCTCTGTATCGATTTCAACACCAGCTAGCTTCATAATAGCTTTGCCTAGGTTCTCGACATCTAATTGTTGTTTATTATTCCACGCTGAACTTTTAATTCCTAGGCTATTGATGCTCTTTTGAACGTTTTCGTTAGCTGTTTTTACACCTTCAATTCGGAAATTTTCTGCTGTAATAGCATCTTTTGTTTCCTTCATTTGAATTTTAAGGTTCTCTGCCTTCTCTGAAAGCAGAGTTATGCCTAATAGTTGCTCAATGATCTCACGTTGATCCGCCGCTTTAAGACTCAAAAAAGGTTCAGTATATGTGTTTAATGCAACCAAATGCTTAAACATCATATGGCTCATACCTAGCAATTGATCAATGAATTTTTGTGTTTCGCGGCTATCGCCCTGGCTATCATCTTCGGCAGTTTCGTCGGTTTTTTGCTCTTGATTATTAATGTACAGTTTAAGGATATTAGGTTTACGACCCCGCTCGATGCGATATCCTACACCGTCTTTCTCAAACTCAACTGTAACCAACATACCTTTGCCGTTGGTCTTGTTAATTAAGTTTTCTTTTCGAATATTTGTAAGGGCTTGCCCGTATAAAGAATAGCTTAATGCGTTAACGATTGTAGTTTTTCCTGTGCCGTTACGGCTTCCGTTATCGTCCCCGCCCAGATCTAGGTTCTCTCCTAGTACCAGCGTAAGATGTTCTTTACTAAAATCTACTGCTTGTGTTTGATTGCCAACACTTAAAAAGTTTTTTACAGTAATGTCTTTAATGTTAAATGTCATAATCCGTGATAGATATCCAGTAATAGTTTTTGATCAAATGCGTCTGATTCGATATTAACCAGTTGCTCTGTAACGATTTGATCTACTGATTCAAATTTAGCATCGGGGTTGTCGTCTACGACCCCTTCGATATTATTTTTTTCTTGTATTAGGCTCATTTCTCGAATATCATATTCGCCGATAAATGTTTCTTTTAAAAAATTAGCCTCTTCGTAACTAATATCAATATCCAAATGCACCTTTAAGTACATTTTAGATTTCATAACATCATCTTTTTCGTCAATTAACTTGCTTAGTTTAATTGTACGAAACTTAGGACAGTTATCCCAATCAATATATTGAGGTTCGCCACTCCATTCTAAAGTCATCATACCGCGTTTGTCATCCCAAGTATCTGCAAAGTTATGGGGGAATGCATTACCTATGTAATGTACTTTGTCTCTTGATTGGCGTTTATGAAAGTGTCCGCTAAACACATAATCCTGGTGTTGGAAATGTGATGTTTGCAGTTCTCCGTGATCGGGCATTTGTACCATTGCGTTCATATAGAACAGCGGTAATTCAAAGTGACCGAACATGTACTTGCTCTTGGTTTGACTGATGGTCTTCCATTCATCGCCTACTAACCAAGGAACTAGGGTAACATCATCAAGAGTTGTAACACGATCTACAACCGTGACTCCTGGAATGTGCCGACCAAAGGCACTAGAATGAATGTCACGCTTGTCCTTGTAGAATAAATCGTGATTTCCTGGGAACCAAAAGAACTGTTCAAATGCCGCACCTAGCTTTTCCAAGCACCTAATACTGGTATCTAGCGTAATCAAGTTAATTGAGTTACGGTTGTGATGCCAATCACCGAGGAAGATTGCTGATTCACACTCTTCTTTCTTGGCAGTTTCAATAAACCAATCTACAAATTCCTCACAGTCCTTGTTATGCACAAGGCTGTTAGACTTTAAACCAAAATGTATATCGGTAAAACACGCTACTTTCTTGAATAGACTCATTCAGTTCTCCTGTCGTTTATTATAGCAGAAACAAATTGATAAATCAAATCTTTTGTTCACCAGTTTCTTCTAAATCTTCTGCTTCTTCGACAGGTTCGTCTTCGCTCTTAGGCATGCGCATATTTTTGTATAGCTCTGCTTGGCGGGCAATTTCTTCCGCAAATTCTTGACTGTTTTGTCTAGTCATACTTGGAGTTAATCCGTTTTGCTCTAGCATGTCATCTCGAATGTTCTGATTTTTCTTTTCGATGTTCAGTATACGAGTAAAGCTATTTGTAACGGCCGCGGTATAATAGGCAAATGGATTTTCTGATTTTGATTCGTCAAACTGTAGTCCAATCTGACTTAATTGTAGAATAGCCTGTCCCTTCATTTCGTCGATGTAAGTATATCCACGCCAGTTAGATCTTTGTGCATACCGTTCACTTAGTTTGATATACATCTTACCTAAGTTTTCAGTAATGCGACCGTGGTCCTTAGAGAACTTGCCGGTTTTAATTCCGCCTTTCCAATGGCTTTTGCCCACACACTCTAATTCATCTT